AGCAAATTGCTATTGCTTTAGAAACAGCAAATGTTACAAACTATGATGACGCAACTTGTAATTTTATGGCTGAAGCAATTCTTCGCACAGCACATAATACCTACACTGATCGAGTTCGCAAATTAGGTTCTTTGGCTGGAGCCACAACAGACGTTACCGCTGAGTGTAAAACATGTGAAGATTCGTATAAAGAATTTGCAGTTGTTGCTAGTAGTTTCTTCAATAAAATTGATGAAACCGATAAAGCAGATCTTCAAGTTTTTGCAGATCTTTACAAGTCCTTAAACGAAGTTCGTCGTTTGGCTGTCGAAAGTGGCGATGAAGCTACAAAAATTCAAGTCGAAGGATTCATGAGAGAATGTGCCTTTATTCTCAATCGCGAGTCTGATATCGATCTGAATATGGCTGAAACTATCACAAATTACATTGTTGATTTTGTTGAAGCAAATTTAATGGGTGCTGAATTGGATTGGGAAGTTTCTGCCGTTCATCACACTATTAACGGAGACCATCCACGTACCGCTTACAACGCAAGTGTTACCGATGCCGTTCCTTCTAAGTTTACAGGAGATTGGGGCAGTCCTGCTCCTGTTTCTGATGGCAAAAACTATAATGGCGGCTTAGATGACGAAATGAGAGGAAATGCCTTTGGAAATATTTCTGGTGGCGATGAATGGCCAGAACTGAGCAACCCTTATGTTCCAAAGTCTGCTGATTATAAAATGAAAGAAAAGTCCGCAGTAGATGACGGAGATAATGATTATAGCCGTTGGCAATCAAATGACACTTGGCCAAATCTTAAAAATCCATACGTTCCAGACAACATGGCTATGGATCCATCCAAGTATAAGGCAAATTCCGATGACTTGGTTGCAGATACAGCGAAGCGTAAGGTCTAATTTAAAAAAGGAGTACGTCAATGGAAAAGTTAAGCTTGTACGTTGACTGCTGTAATAATGGCGGATTTGAATTGAACCTGAACGAGTCAACTACCGATAAGGGGTTGACTAAGTTCAGGGGTAAATTCCAAGAAGCCGAAGCAGTTAATAAAAATAAAAGAATCTACCCATATGCTGTTCTTGATGAAAATGTCAAGAAATTAGTCCCAATTGTAAACGCCCGTGGACTCGTTGGTGAATTAGATCACCCTACTGATTCAATTATTCACTTCGAAAAATGCTCACATGTTATTACTAAACTTTGGTGGGATGGAAATAGCCTCATGGGAGAAGGCGAAATTCTTAATACGCCACATGGCAAAATCTTAAAAAGTCTATTATCAGACGGAGTAAGGGTCGGAATTAGTAGCCGTGGAGTAGGAAACGGTAGAAGTGATGAAAATGGTATCCTTATTATTGGTGAAAGCTATAAGCTAATTACGTTCGATGCTGTCGCTGATCCAAGCACCTACAACGCCTTTCAAGAAAAGGTCGTTGGAAAGAAAGAATCTTATGATGCAACACCTTCATATGAAATCAATAAAAATATGGTTAAAAATGAAGGTAGCCGCATACATAATGTTAATAAACAAGCGTTAATCGCATGTTGCAGTGGAATCATTGAACAGCAATCAAGCAAAATCAAGGCAAAGCTGCGATAAATTAATGATCTTACCAAACACGATAGAAAATTATAAAACAGGAGTGAGGTTTGAATATGGACAAGATTACAGAAGCATTGAAGAAATTACTGCCTGAATCTGAGATTAATGAAGTCGCAGCCTCTATTAATGAATCATTAGAGCAGGCTAAAGCTGAATTAGAGCAAGAATATAATTCTAAACTTGAAGAAGCATATACCGAGCTAACTGGCGAATTGACAAACGCAGAAAAGATTGCAGAAAAAGGCTACGAAGAAGCCTATGCAATCATCGGCGACCTTCGAAATCGTCTAGAACTTCAAGGTGAAGAATATAAGTCTGCATTAGAAGAAGGCTACGAAGAAGCATACCAAATGCTTAAAACAGAAAAAGATAAGAACCAACAGCTTGAAGTCGAAATGTATGAAGAATACGACAAAAAGCTCGGCGAAATGAAAGAATATATCGTCGATAAAGTTGATCAATTTCTTCAATATAAAGGTCATGAAATTTACGAACAAGCTAAACGCGATGTTCTTAATGACCCACGTATGGCTGAACACAAGGTCACACTTGATAAAATTATCGACCTTACAAGCAATTACATCTCTAATGATGAATTCGCTGCTGTTTCTTCCAGTAAGTTAGAAGAAGTTAATAAAGCTGTGGAAGATATGAAGGGACAACTGCGTATTATGGAAGCCCGTAATATTCGTCTGTCAACTGAAAATACCAAGCTGAACGAAGCCGTGCGACAAGCACAAGATCTTATCACAGAAAGCCGCAGGGCTGTCACACGTGAAAAGAAATCAGGTGTTATCGCCGAGCAGAAAGAAAGAGTTGAAAAAGCAAGGAACGTAACGGGGAGAGGTAGTGCAACTAATGATGGTGTTGTTATTTCGGAATATGCAGCATCAACAAACAATGACATGGATCAAATGTTGGTTCTGTCAGGTGTTAAAAAAGCCTAAACAAAGCTACTCCAAGTTAGTAATTTAATTATTTTATGAAAAGAGGATTACTCTAAGATGAACGCAAATTCAAGATTTTTAAACGAAGCTAAGGAGCTAGAATCACGTTGGGGCAAGACCGGACTCCTTCAAGGTATCGAAGACCGTTACGTTCGTTCTGCCACAGCAGTTCTGCTCGAAAACCAAAGACTCATGAACGAAGTTAGCACCGACACTGGTGACGTTGCTCAGTTCAAGCGAATCAGCATCCCACTGGTTCGTCGTATTTACCCACAATTGATCGCTAATAAGATCGTCAGTGTTCAACCACTGCTTGGTCCTACCGGCTTAGTCTACTATCTCCGCTTCCGCTATTCTAGCAACAAGGGTTCTACCCGTGGTGCTTCAAATAATGGTGGATTTCCTGGCGACGATGCCAACAGCTTAATGCAATTGGCTGATGGTACTGCCAATCTGGACATCTTCTATTCTAGCCAATATATCCAAAACGAAACAACTTCAACCGATGCCGGTAATGATGCTGTTTCAACCTACTCGCCACTTGAGCATACGCCAATTTTGGCTGGTACGGTTACTGGTACGATTTATCTTGGTGCATCAGCCATCCAAACATTCGTCGTTTCGTCAAGCGGAACATTCACTTTTCACGACATTGGATCTCCTAGCGTTAAAGTTACCTCTGGTACTTTGCTAAACAACACCGGCGAACTTTCCTTGACTTGGAATAATAGCACTCCTGGTGCAAACCACGTTGTTATCTCTTATGAGTACAACATGGAATGCCAACAAGATCTTCCTGAAATCAATCTCGTTATTGAATCAGAAGAAATTGCTGCTAAGACACGTAAACTCAAGGCTGTTTGGAGCTACGAAGCTCAACAAGACCTTCGCAGCCAGCACAATCTGGATGCCGAAGCTGAGTTGACTGCTGTTCTCGCTCAAGAAATTAATCTTGAAATCGACCGTGAAGTTCTTACCGACCTTCGTAACAACGCTGGTACGGTTACTGCTTGGGATTTCAATACAGCCCTTGGCGAAACGATCAAAGAAAAGTATGAATCACTTTACGTCAAAGTCGTTGAAGTTTCCAACGTCATTCACCGTAAAACACTGCGTGGTGGTGCTAACTTCCTAGTTACAAGCCCTGAAGTCGCTTCGATCTTCGAAACAGCCACAGCCGGTTTCGCTCCTGCTCCTTCTGAAACTTTCACAAGCAGCTTAGGCATCCAATACGTTGGTACTGTCAACAATCGCTGGAGACTGTACAAGGATCCATTGTTCCCAACCAATCAAATCTTGATGGGATATAAGGGCGACTCCTACATGGATTCCGGATACTTCTATTGCCCATACGTTCCACTAACCCAAACGCCAGTTGTGCTCGACCCAGAGTCCTTCTGCCCACGCAAGGGTATTTTAACTCGGTATGGAAAAAAATTATTGCGCGAAGGTGCAAAGTTCTACGCGAGAATGTCAATCGCAAATTTTGTGATCTGATTTTGTCGAACAATAATCAGTCTAGCATAAAATTGAATAAAAAACCCTGCCATCAATGGTGGGGTTTTTTATTTTTATTTTTTTTTTTTTTATTTATAAGTATTTTATTAAAGAAGATTCAAGCAAGGTTTCCAAATCAATATTTAATGACTTTATTTTTTCATTTGACCATGTTTCGTATTCTAAATCTGAACACTCTTTTTTAAATGCTTCTTTCTTTATTAAATTAAGTTCTAATTTTACTGAGTAATCGTTTTTTACTTCGATGGCCAATAAACGACCGGATTTGTACTTTACAACAAAATCAACAATATAATATCTTTTATGTCCTTCGGCATCATAATAAGAGACTTTAAAAGGCTCATAATCATACCAATCAACATCATCAGAATTATCTAAGTGCGAATGGACTTTAAGTTCATAGCTTGATCTAAAGCTAGGATTTTTTTTTCGGCATTTTTTGCTTTTATACTTCCCTTTTAAGCTATGATTTGATCCAGAGTTCCACTTTCCTTCTCCAATCAGCTTGGTTACTGTTTGGCTTTGTTTTTGATTCCATTCTTCCGGTCTT